ATACAGAAGTTCATAAGAGAACTGGCAGGGACTTGCGAATCCTGTTGAACAAATCGGGTTTAAAAGAAGGGCGTGTTCGTTCGGTTGAAATGGCACGTGGACTAAGTAATTCTATGAAGGATGCTGTCCGTGATGCTGTAGGCGATACTGAAAAAATGTCTGATGCACAGATTTCAGCGATGCAAAAGGGATTTGCTAAACAAGAGTCTATACGTGCGAACGCATTTAGTAATCAAGAGAAAGCACTTTCTAAAAGTCATAGTCAAAGACAGAACGCATTAGCTAAAAGCCTTGACGCTGAATACAATGCAGTTTCTAAAAGTTATGAAAATCAACAAAAGAATTTAGAGAAGAAACTTAGCGCTGAATATGATTCAACATCAAAAAATTATGATAGACAACAAAAAGCACTTGAGAAGTCAATAGATGCGGAAGTTAAAGCATTTGAAAAGTCTTCCGAACAGAAATTAAAGCTCATTGATAAAGAATACATGGAACGTATGAAATTAATCGATGAGGAAAAATATAATCGTCTGAAATCGATAGACGATCAAATTAATTCTTTAGATGCGAAAACAGCAGCTGAAGATAAATATTTTAAAGATCGTGAGAATGCTGAAAAACGTGCTGATCTAAAAGTTAAAATAAGTAAAGCGAAAAATGAAGAAGAGCGACAGGCGGCAATTAAAGCGTTACAAGAACTTGAAGAAAAAATGCGTTTGGATAAGATACGTGAAGAGCGTAAAAGCCAAATGGATAGATTGAAAGAGGAAAAAGACGCCATAAAAGAAGCATCTGATGCAAAAAAAGAGGCGCTGAAATCAGAGATAGATAGTCGTAAGGAACAAGTTAAAGAACAAATAAACAATGAAAAGGAAGCTTTAAAAGAAAGACAACAAGAACAAAAAGAAGCTTTTCAGCAAAGAAAGCAAGAGGATTTAAAGGCTATTAGTGAATCAAACAAAGCACAACTTGATTCGTTAAGAGAAGTCAATCAAGCTAACTTATCGTCCTTAAAAGAAAGTCAGAATAACCGCAAACAAGCGTTGAGTGAACGTTTAAGTGATGAAATGGACGCTGTTCGCGAATCGCATAGAGCTGAATTAGAATCCTTTAAAGAAATGAATGCACAGAAACTGGAACTTGCGAAGAATCCGCCTGATAGTGCAGCAGTACAAGAAATATTCGCCCAATTAGAAGGTTGGGGCAAAGCTATTGCTAAAGGTGGAGAAGAAGGTAAACAAGCATTTATAGATATGATTAAATGGCTAGATCAAATCGAGGATGCGGACTTAAAAGAAGCAATTGGTGTAGAACTTTTCGGTAGATGATAAATTGTGCCGAAGTAAAATCGCGGTATAAAGCAAAGAGGGTGCGAATCCTAATTTGAACCGAAGGCTATACAAAGTATAGTCAGGGGCAGAGCATAGAGGGTGAAAAGATATAATCCCTCCACGAGACCGCGACACTTTTCAAGTGAAAACGTATGCCGAACCGAGGATGAATTAACATCCTTTAATGCGGAGTAATCCCCGGAAGTAGAGGATAAAAAGCCTTTACGATAACAAAATGACAATGTGGGAAGACCAAGGCCAAAAAATTATAAATACAATTTTACAAACTGAAGAAAAACAAGCTGATTTAAAACAAGGAATTGATGATTTACAACAATCCATAAGTAAAACGGACGCATCACCTATGGTCAAGCTAAAAGAAGCGATGAACGATTTAAAAGAAGCTCTTGAACCAGTGTTACTTACGGTAGCTGACATTGTTTCTAAAGTAGCTGAATTTATTCAAGCTCATCCGGTATTGGCAGGTGCAATTACAGCTATAACAGTTGCGATTGGAATACTTGTTGGTATTTGCGCAGCGCTTGCTCCAGTAATATTCTTGGCCACATCAGGCGCTGTAACCTTTGCGGGAGTTATGGCTGTTTTAACAAGTCCGATTGCTTTAGTGGTTGCAGCGATTGCTGGATTAATTGCTATATGGGTATTATTTGGCGACAAAATAATGGCTATATACAATGAGTATTTTAAGCCAACGATAGATCAGATAGTAGACATAATCACTGAAACTTTACAACCAGTCTTTGATAAAGGTTTTTCGATCATAAAAGATATTGTAAAAGATGCATTTGAGATTATAAAACGTGTTTGGGACGAAATACTATCACCTGTTTTTTCAAAAATCTCATCATTCATAGAAAATGTCCTGTTACCAGCTTTTAAATTTGTATTTAAGGCTATAGGTAGTGTTGTATCAGATGCATTTGATGGGATAAAAGTAGTGTGGGATACAGTTTTAAAACCCATTTTTAATGGAATTATCGATTTCATTTCTGGCGTTTTTTCAGGAGATTGGGACAAAGCTTGGAAAGGAATCGTGAAAATATTTGATGGAGTATTCAACGGAATAGAATTAGCAGCAAAAGGACCGATAAATGCTGTGATTTCGATGCTTAACGGATTGATTGAAGGTATCAACAGTATAGATATGCCGGATTGGGTTCCGTTTGTTGGTGGAGGGAAAGCGAATATTCCTAGAATACCAATGTTAGCTACGGGCGGACATGTTCTTGGAGACGGATCGTTTATTGCCGGAGAAGCAGGGCCAGAGTTATTTACTAAAAGAGGTAATCGCGTTTCGGTAACACCTTTATCGTCAAATGAAAAATCACTTGGTATTACAGGTACTATGAGCCGGTTAATTGGCGATATGAGTTACTCAATGGCTAATTCTATGAAAGAATTATCTGGTTTGAAAAGTGTTATAAGCAATGTATATGGTAGCATGGCCAATAGTTCAGAAGCAATGAGTCGAAATGCAAGTCAAAGAAATGGGGATGGAAATTCCTCTTCAAATGCAAATAAATCGGATTCCTATAACTTTGCTGATATGTTTAGAGGTTCAACATTTGTAGTTAGGGAAGAAGCCGATGTACAGAAATTAGCTGTAGAACTTGGTAAATACATTAAGACGTCAGGAAGAAAGGTGGGGCAATTATGAGTTTAACAATAGATGGGAAATCGTTAAATCAATTAGGATTAGCGCTTTTACCAGGATTCCAGCATCCAGCTGCTCCACCAATTCGTGACTATACTGTTTCTATCCCTGGAAGACCTGGTGCTTATTACTTTGGTTCAGACATAGACCCTTTAGAGTTTAATTTACCATTAATTATAAAACCGCAGGAAAATAGATTCGAATTAGCAACATCTATTAGAAAAATGGTATCTACATTTATAGACCCTTACGGTAAGCCGAAGGTAGCGAAATTAATCTATGATTATGAACCGGATAAATATTATTTAGCACAATACAGTGGGTCTCTTCCGATTGATCGTTATTTCAGGATGGGGAAATTCGAATTACCATTAATAGCATATGATCCACACGCTTATTCAGTTGTAGAAAGTACAGACGAAGTATTATGGGGAGATGATATTCCATTTATGTCAGACATCTTATTAGGAAGTGATAATTCATCTTACACAATAACTGAAGCGCAAGCGTTAACAGTGAATAACCAAGGTATGCAGATAGTACGACCTGTAATTAAAATAAACGGAAGTGCAACTTCTCTAACTCTCGCCATAAACGGCGAGAGTTTTTCTTTAGGAACATTTTCTAATTCGACCTTTTTAATTGATGCTGAAAGATATGCAGCAATAAAAAACGGACAAAATTTTTTACTACAACTCCAAGGTGATTTAGAAAAATTAGAATTAAGACCTGGTTCTAATGTAATAAGAATAGGCGGATACAATCTAAATATTAATATTGCATTTAAATATCGAGCGAAATATATATAAGGCGGTGAATTGAATGGCAAATGCGCCTAAATTATTACCAGGAGATAGCCTGAGAGTGGGTTATCCAAAAATAAATCATGGTATTGATAATGCAAATGAGGCATTGAATAGGTCACTTACAGCAGAATCAAATTCTAAAGGTGCTATGAATATCGCTAATGATGCAGTTATCGTTGCGAATAATGCGATACTAGAATCTAGTTCAGTGCAAGAACAGTTAAATCAAATAGTTATTGAGGGTGATTCATCTGTAGAGTCTGCGCAAGCCAGGATTGATGCTGAAGGGTATACGTATCCAACTTTAAAAGATCGTATTGATGCAGAGCAAAGCAAAATTATGAGCCTTACCAATAAAAATAAAGGCATTATAAGTTTATTGGATTATGAAAAATACAAGGTCGCAATTGCTGAAGGATTCGATTGGACAAAATCTTTTGAAGAAGCATTTAAAAACATGAAGGAAGGGTACACTTTAACACTGCCATCTGGTGAGGTTTATATCAATCCTGAATCTCCTTTTCTTATAGATCATGACTATCATGTGATAGGAGCTGGTAAACGCGCAACAAAGATTAATGTTTTAGGAGACAAAACTGTATTCCAGACCGCAAAGAAAGCGACAAGCCGTACGTATTACTTTTCTATCGAACATATGCAAATTGTTGCTAATAAAAATATTAGTCAACCTGTATTTGATTTAACAGGCGGTTCGTATTTTACAATCTCCCAAATTATTTTAACCGGTAACGAAGGAGCTGAACAATTCGGTAACGGAATTATTTTCCCAAAAGGTATGGGTTATTTTAATGGTTATATAGAACTTGATCATGTGTATGTACAAGGATTCAATTACGGAGTTTGGGGTGAAGGTAATAATGTAACCATTAAAGGTGGGTTCTATAACGGGAATAAGCAATATGGAATTTATATTACTCCTGCAAATGTTATCAATATTACTAGTATTGAAGCTTCTCGTAATAAAAAAGGCGGGATATTTCTTGATGGTAATGGATTATTCATAGATAGTAACTGGTATGAGTACAATGGAAATCGAGTGAACGAAGTATACTCGCCAAATAATGTTGAAATCCCTATTACTTCTCGAAATGTACATGTAGGCGTAGCTCAAAGGCATGATTACTCAAATGTTGGAATTGTTCATGGTCAACAAGAAGACGTTGGATACGACTATAATAGCGGCATAGGAAATGCTCATAACAGTTCATATGGGTTGATAGCTAATGGGAATTTTGATTCATTAGATAAAGATGGTATACCAAACGGATGGCGTTTAGTTGGCGCTCCTAATATTTCTTATGTTCCTGATAAAACAACGCCTTCTGGGTATGGGAATGGCTTGTCTATTACGTCAACAAGTGGTTCACCAAAATTTTTCCAATCAATATTTACTAATAATAATGATATAAAGAAATATAAAGGGAAAAAAATCACTTCTCATATGTACGTCCGAGTAACTGCAAGTAACCCATCAGATTATCAAAATATCCGTTTTGGGATTACGAAGGACCCATTGACATCAGGCGGATTATCATTTGGCTCTTTTCTTAACGCTCAACAAGTAACTATAGGAAAGTGGATAAAATACACTTTTAAATACACTATAGTAGGTGACGAAAATCAAATTAATATAGGTTATCAACTTCAAAACTCTTGTACGATTGATATTGCTGGAGTTACAGCGATACTAGGCGAATTAAATCTTGCTAATCATGAGAAAGTTGTCACATCTGCTGGTGGTGATATTTGGACACAAGAATTTAAAATTGGCGGCAGAAGACATGGATTTGGTACAACAGCTCCAACATCAGGTGATTGGAGAGTTGGAGATATCGTTTATAACACTATCCCTGCATCCGGCGGATCTATTGGCTGGGTTTGTATCGCTACTGGCACTCCTGGCACTTGGAGAACATTTGGTGCTATTTCAAGCACATGATAAGCAATAGAAAAAAGCACTGCTACAATAGCCGTGCTTTTAACTTGCCTTATATTCTGCATTAAGTGTATTGCTTTTTTTCTTGGGTGATATCCCGAAAAACAAATAATTAGTAAGGTTTGTTTTTTGAAGAAGGTAATCAATTGTTATCGGAATGATAATTCCGATAGCTGTAAAGACAATGAAGTTATACGTTAAATACTGTTTAGCTACAGCATTGACTACGATATGTAAGTACATGATTGATAGTGATCTTGTCCCTAAATAAGAAAGTAAAGGTAAGGATAATTTCTCTAAATGGTAACTTATAAACAAGATACTAATTACTAACGCGAATGGAATGATTAAGTCTAATGAAAAATTATTATAAATACTGTACTTCATGTCTAATTTGTAATAAATAAAGCCCTTATAATCAAGTGTTATAAATACGGCACTTAAAATTAAAAAGCTTAATCCGATGTAAACAGAAGATACGCATTTACGAATTATATCTTTTAAGTAATAACCCATTGAATAGTATGTTAATGCTACAAAGCTGATGTCAATTGCCCACGGTACTGGAATTTGGATACCATCTTTTTTTGATAAAAAATAAGTGACTACATGAGCTAAAACGTATAAAGAAGCGATGAAAACAACTTTAACTTTTATTGATTTGAATTTAGTTTGTATGAAAGCAAAAATAACTTGTGTAAGTAATAAGCAAGTTATAAACCAAAATGGTCCAAATATTCCTTTTAACGCTCTGCCTCCGTAAACTAAACCAGCAGCTTGTTTCACACTGTTCATAACGTTAGGAGTAATTAAAATAAATGAGATCAAAAGAATTAAAATTCCGAATGAAAAGTAAGGGATTAATAGTTTTTTTGACTTATTAAAAGACCAAGACTTAATATCACCTTTTACGGACTTAAATAAATAACCACTAACTAAAAAGAAAAGTGGCATGTGAAACCAAAATAAATAATGTGAAAATAATTTTTCACCAGAATGACCAAAAACAACTGCAATAATGGCTATCCCTTTTGCTATATCTAACCAACGTTCACGCTCAACTGACAAAACATGTACCTCCCTATTAAATTGCATGTTTTAAATGTACAATTTTTTAGTTAAATTTGGAAGGCTTTCGATTAATTATTAATAACTTTAAATCCTAGATTCAAACAAAAGGAAGGTGATATGTTGCTAAAACTTTACAACAAACAAATGCAACTCAAGGCCTATCTTGAAAATGCATATAATATAAAGTACAGCCCGCCTCTCAATGAACTTTGGACGGCGGGCTTTTCATTGCCCTTTAATGACCCAAAGCGAGAAGAAATCGAAACTTTTGATTATGTGGAAATATTGGATAACGGTAAACGTATTGGTATGTTTCGTATTATGGACAGTGATGAAGAAAGACAAGTACATGAAAAAATAATTACCTATGACTGCGAGCACGTTTTATCCACTTTGATGGACAGCGTGCTTTTTGGTTATCACGAAAGAATTAATTTAACGACAAGACAGAATATAGAGTATCTTCTTAGCAAGCAAAGAATAAAACATTGGAAACTTGGACGATGTGATTTTACAAAGTATTTTTCATACAGTTGGGAAAATGAAGATACCATATTAGGCCCGATATATAGTATACCGAAGCCGTTTGATGAAAAATTCCAATGGACCTGGGACGATTCGTCGTATCCTTGGACTTTAAACATTATCCGATATTCTGAAGAAATTACAGGTGAACTTCGATATCGAAAAAATATGAAAGGCATTAAGCGGAAGGTAGAGGCTAAAGATGTCATGACAAGGATTTATCCGCTTGGTTATGGCGAAGGTGTTAATCAGCTTACGATAAAAAGCGTTAACAACGGTCTTCCTTATATAGATGCTCCTGAGTTTGTCAGAGAGTTACATGATGGATTTGATTATATTTGGGTAGATAGACGATTTGAAGATGCACAGTCTCTTTATGCTTCAGCGAACTCGATGTTAATAAAAGCGTGCATGCCAAAAGTTACGTATGAAATTGATGCAATTGACTATGAGTTGATTGATCCATACAAAATAGAAAAATATGAGACTGGGAAGTTAGTACGTTTATTTGACGAGGATTTTAATATAGCGGTTGATTTACGAGTTATGGACCGTTCAAAAGATGATGTCACTGGTAATCCACTTGATGTAAAGCTTGTATTAGAAAATAGAGTGACTGATTTAGGCACAATACAAGCTGATATTGAAAAACGACAGAGAGTTAACGAAGTATATTCTCAAGGGACGACGAATATTGATAGCCGAGATTTCCAAGATAATTGCGACCCTGAACATCCAGCTATTATTAGGTTTCAAATACCTAATGATGTTAAGAATGTGAATGAACTGTTACTGACATTTGAAATATTAAGATTTAGGGCATACGAGCGTGCTATTAAAGGTGGAGGTGCTGTAGTTGGTTCAACATCAGCTGGTGGAGCAACAGTCGGTTCCACGAGTTCGGGAGGAGCAACAGTCGGTTCGACCAGCTCTGGCGGTGCTACTGTAGGTTCTACAAGTTCCGGAGGGGCAACAGTTAGTTCAACAAGTGCTGGCGGTGGTACGGTGAAAGCATCAAGTAGTAACGGAGACCATGTCCATAAGATGTTCCATGGTGGCGGCATTGTTCCAGCTGAACCTGCAACGATAGGGTTATATACAGCTTTTTCTGATCCTGGAAGAAACACAGCTGCTTCATTTTACGCAAAAGGAACTGGATCTAGTTTCTATACACATGGTTCTAGTGGCAGTCATACACATGACATATCCTTGCCAGATCACAGTCATAGTATTAATATCCCTAACCATACGCATAGCATCAGTATACCTGATCATAGTCACAGCATTAGCATCCCTAACCATACACACGATATCAGCATTCCAAATCATACACACAGCATAACGTTACCAGATCATACGCATGATATCGAATTTGGTATTTACGAATTATACCAAACCCCTTCGAAGGTAACGATTGAAGTAGATGGGAATACATTACCTTTTGATTCAATAAGAGGACAAGATATTAATTTAATTCCTTATTTAGCAAAGGATTCTGACGGGAAACTTCAACGTGGTCGTTACGTGGAGATAAAAATCACGCCAAATAGTTTAGCTAGAATTAATGCTACTGTTACAGGACGTCTTTTTATTCAATCTAGAAGCGGAGGTACTTACTAAAATGAACAAATTACGAGAATGGTTAATTAAGAAATTAGTTGGTAATAAGCCTGTAGTTATGAATGTTACGATTGTACTAGCTGAACCTTTACTAGCATCCGAACCTACAGGCATTTATGAAAAATGTAATATCCATTACTCTGAAAAATCACAAAAGGAGATGATTTAATATGCAAACAATTGAAATCCATACACAAGGCGGATTGAAACATACAGTACAAACTGAAAAATACGATGCACAGGTGTTAAACGAACAATTGAATAATAATGACCTAATCACCGTGCTTATCGGTGATTTTATTATTCAGCGAATTGATGTGAAACGTATTTTACCAATCGATTTACCAACTGCGGAAGGCACAAAAAAATTAAAAGTTCAAACAAACGGCGGAAAAGAAATTGAGATTATAACGAATGATTACGATCCAATTTATTTAAATGAACAATTAAACAATAATAGTACAATTACAGTCGTAATTGGTGATTACATCTTCTCTCGAATCGATGTAAAACAGGTTGTTCCGGTTAAAGAAGAGCTGAAAGAACCTGAACAGTCAAAAACTGAAGAACCGACGGTATCTACAGAACAATAAGCCGTTTTTTAACTTCACATTTAGTACACCACAAATACACAGAAGTAAGGTATTATACAATAAATTACTTGTGAAAATAGGAGTGAAAATAGTATGAAGAGTGAAGTTAATTTCTTTGTAGGTTTATTGTGGGGAAGTCTATTCTCAATGATTTTATGGACGGCGTTTTTCATACTTAGTAAAGAGCTTATGAGTACAGTAACTTTCTAATATTAACGAAATTCAATTAAATACGGATTTAAAAGACAAGCATGTAATAGCATGCTTTTTTTATTTTATCAGGAGGTGCTGATTATATTGAAACGAATTATAGACCCTATAATTTACGATAAACATGTTAGTTCAGATAATAAGAACCTAGTTAGGGACTTCCTGATTGAAAAGAAAGCACAAGGAAAAGCAAAGAGTACCTTAAAACAATATCGCTGGGACTTAAGAATCATAATGTATTTAATTTATCAGCATTTTGATAATAAAAGAATCACAGAACTAACAAGAAAAGACATTCGTAATCTATGTATTGTATTTCAAGAAATGGACATGTCTAACGCTCGTGTCAATGGATTAATGAGTGCATTACGGTCCACACTAGAGTTTTGTGCAGATGACGACGATTATGATTATGAATTTAATATTGGTTCTAGGGTAAAAGGTTTACCGAAAAATCCAGTTAGAGAAATCACATTTTTAAAAGAGGAACAGATTGAATGGCTACTAGATGAACTTGATAAACAGAACCAGATACTTATCGCTGTATATCTCGCTATTTCTTATTACAGTGCAGCAAGAAAGAATGAAGTGCACCAAGTATTAAAAGATGGATTAGCTGAACGTTATTATACAAATACTGTTATCGGAAAAAGAAGCAAGAAATTTAGGCTGTATTATAACGAACGTACTAGATTATTAATTTCGAGGTACCTTGAAGGTAGAGGAAAAGACAATATTAGTCAACTATTTGTAAAGAAATATAGCAATGGCCAAAAAAGAGTAGTTAATAAGAGTGCTTTTAATTACTGGTGTGAAATTTTATCCGGCATGTTGAGTAATAAGGAAGGTAAAACAGTTTCAATTAATCCTCATGCTTTACGTCATTCAAGGCTTGATAATCTTCGTGAGCAAGGTATCCCGCTCGAAAAATTAAAGTCACTTGCTAATCACAGTGACGTATCAACAACAGAATCTTACCTATCCGATCGTAGCGAGAATGATATTGCAGATATATTCGGTATGGATGTTAGTTGTTTTAAGTAGGGACCACAAAGGTGTCTTTTTTTATTACTAAAAAGGAGTGAAGTTATGTCAATTGAAATCGGAGTGCTTATAGCAATCGCATCAGCATTAATTGGGTATTTTTCTTATTCACTTAATCGCTCAAAAGAAATTAAATCAGATGGACAGCAAGGGGCGGAAATGAAAGCAAAGTTAGAATACATCAGCAAAGGTGTTGATGATATTCGCATAGATCAAAAGGCCAGTGAACGACAGATGGTTTCATTCGGTGAACGTATTACTAGGGTTGAAGAAAGTTCCAAGCAAGCACATAAACGCATAGATAATCTAGAAAAGGAGGCAAATTTAAAATGCCACTAACAAAAGAAAATATTTTAAAACGTTTGCGCAACTGGAAAACATGGGTTGCGCTTTTTTCATGCTTTGGACTGATCTTATCGGTATTTGGAGTAACAGGATTTGAAGGTAATTTAGAAAAGGTACAGCAAGCTGTTTATTTATTCGGTATTGCCCTAGGCATTTGGACAAGTCATGGAGATACAACTGATCAAAATGAAAAAGGAGATGTTGAATAATGGGACACATTATAGATATTTCAAAATGGAATGGTAATATTAATTGGCCTGTAGCAAAACAACACATTGATTTTATTATCGCTCGTGTACAAGATGGTTCAAATTATGTAGATCCATTATATAAAGGATATGTACAAGCTATGAAGCAGCACGGCATTTCTTTTGGGAATTATGCATTCTGTCGTTTCGTTTCTGAAAATGATGCACGTATAGAAGCTAGGGACTTTTGGAATCGCGGAGACAAGAGTGCCACAGTCTGGGTTGCAGATGTTGAAGTGAAAACAATGAATGATATGAGATCCGGTGCACAAGCGTTTATTGATGAATTACGCAGATTAGGTGCTCAAAAAGTTGGTTTATATGTTGGTCATCATATGTATGCTCCGTTTGGCATGGCTAATGTAAAAGCTGACTTTATATGGATTCCTCGTTATGGAGGAAATAAACCTGCTTATCCGTGTGATATTTGGCAATACACTGAAACAGGAAATGTACCTGGTATTGGTAAATGTGATTTAAATGAATTGATTGGTAGCAAATCTTTATCTTG